GAGGTAGACACGCCAGCCGGCGTGCCACGGGAGCACGTCGTCCGTGTAGACGTTCAAGGAGGGGGTCGGCCCCGGGTAGTAACCGATGCGGGCCACGTTGGCGGCGTCGGTCACCGTGGCGCTGGAACCACCCACCCGGCTCACGGTCACGCTGTTGGCTCGCCGCTGGTCATCCATGATCGGCTCGGGTGGATCATCGATCTGGCCGGCGGCCACGGTCAGCGCCATGAGCACGCTCTGGCGGTACCGGGCCGAGCGCGGCCGATATCCGAGGCCGGTCCCCCGCTCGTAGAGGATGCCCATGTCCGCGGCCTCGGCCGCCCGGAGGCTGTCCAGGGCGCTGGCCTCCTGCTGGGGTCCGCAGGGGTCGGACACGCCCGCCTCGATCGTGACCGGGATGCCCTCCTCCAGGCAGATCCGCCGGATGCGGTCCGAGGCCAGCTCGGAGCGGTAGCCGTCCGAGACCAGCGAGAAGGAGTCCGTGACGAACGGCAGGGTATTGGGCCCCATCCAGAGATCGGCCACGGCCAGGCCGGACAAGGTCTTGGAGCCGATCACCATGGATCGGACCTGGCTGATGACCGTGCTGGAATGCGAACCGGCCTGGACGTAATAGGTTGCCTGGCCCACCTGATTGGACAGGAACGACCACGAGGTATTGCCGCCGGAAATGGCGGTCTCCAATTGCCAGGACATCCATTGCAAAGGGTCCTGGGGAGCGAAGGCATTCACCGCAGAGGACAACAAGTTGTCGTCCGAGTCGTAGGCGTCCACGTAGGTGTTGGCCGAGTCGATCGATATGACCCAGCGGACCGCGCGGCCCGTGGTCTGCAATGTGCAGAAAGCGGTCTTGCCCGAGGGGATGGCAGAGAACTTGGTAAAGAACATGGCTGAGAAACCGTCAGAGCTGTGGTTCTTGTTACTGCTTACCTTGATCCATCCGGCGTCATTGGCGAACACCGGGGAAACCGATGACCCAGGCAGAGTGGAATCGGCCGCGAGGTTGACGTTCTTGAACAAACCCGGTTGGGTGCCCGGCACCGTGGCGGCGAACGAGACCGAGCCAGTGGCGTCCTCCAGCGGCCAGAAGCCGGTGGGCGAGTAGGCGGCCAACTGCCTGGTCAGCGGGCTCTTGCGATTGGTCTTGCCGTTCTGAAGGCGCCGCAGGATGCCGGCGCCGGAGATGGGCGCCCACGAGTTGTTGCCGCTCTTGTCCCAGCGGACCGGCCACTGAACCACGGTGCCGCTCTGCTCAATGGCCGTGGTCTCGAAATTGTCATACGAGGCAACGATCACACCCACATTGGTCACGCCCGACGTGCGCCAGGTGTAGAAACCGAGGTCTCCTGGCGGGAGCGCGCTCTCCGTTCCCACGGCCTGCCACGCCACAGGTTCGGTGCCCAATTCCGGCCAGGCTTTCATCCTGACCTCGGCGCCGTCCCGCTGGCATCGCACCCGGAACCGGTCCCCGGCGGCGTACGTATAAGGCAGGGTGCTGCTGCTGCCCACCTGGTTGTATCCGACCGCGTTCACATAGCTCTGGATCTTGGCTACCAGGACTCCGGCCGGAGAGAACTCCAGTCCGTAGATCAGGATGTTGTTGGGGTCCGCCCACTGCTGACCGCTCGCGATGAACGCCCCACCGGTGGTGACCACAGAGCAGGAGGCGGTGAAGAGCATTTCGTAATCGGCCGAGCCGGAATCGATCAGGCGGACCTGGTTGGCCGTGTTCGCGCTGGCGAGCGAGCCCAGCGCTACAGAGCCGTTGGTGGCGTAGGTGTTGCCTCCCCAGACCAGGCCGGAGTCCGACGTGCCCAGGGAGCTGGCGGTCCGGTTGAAGGAGTCGTAGCCGGACTGCACGCCGAACCGATACGGCGTGTTGGTGTCCAGCAGGCCGGCCCACGGCCCCAGCGCGTTATGGGTGGAGAAGCGGCCGTCCCGGTTGTCCAGGGTCAGGCTGATGGTTCCGGCGTCCACCTGGGCGGCCTCGTCCTGGCGTCCAGCCGTGTAGCTGACCGGCTGACCGCCGTCGCTACCCGGGTGCCGGATGTAGGCCGAGACATCCTGCTGGAGGCCCCAGGCGCTGGGGGAGGCAGCCGGGTTGGCGCCGGGGTAGATCCACAGCTTGACCGTGAACGGGGGAACCGCCATCAGCTGGCCACCTGGCCGTCCTGGAGAAGGTTGGCGGTGCGGATCAGGCCACGGAAAGCGGAGACCACCTCGTGCTGCCCCACCAGCTCCAGCTTGACGGTCATCGGGCCGGCGGACCAGCCGCCCCCGCCACCGACCGGGGAGCCCCCAGCCGAGGCGAAACCACGCGAGGAGGCAGCCGAGAGCACGCGGCCGGCTGCGTTGGGCACTACCACCTCCGGTCCGTTCTCGCCCACGAGGTAGGGCGTGCCGCGCATGATCGGACCACCCGAGGCCCGGCGGTCGCGAACGGCCGAGCCCACCCCCGGGCTGTTCTCGTTGTTGGTGGAATAGATGGTCTTGTAGACCGTAGTCAGCTTGGCCGTGGCCGCGTACGTGCGCGCGTAGGCGTCCCCGGCCTTCTTGGCGCTCTTGAACTCCCCGGCGATGTCGTTGATCTGGTCCTCGGTCAGGCCGGCGGCCTTCAGGGTGGAGCGCATGGCCGGAGTCAGGTTGCCGTTGAACGATCCGGCCAACCCACCGGCGCGGCCCTGGAGATCGATGGCGGCCAGGGCGAGATCCCGCAGGGCGGCCTTGGTCTCGGCGCTGTTGCGGCCGTGCTCCTTGGTCGACTCGGCCACATCGTCCTGGGCGTTCTTCAGCTTCTGCTGGGCGTTGAGCAGTCCGAACACCGGATCAGTTTCGGCCTTCAGCTCATTGGACAGGCCCACCAGGGCGTCCCGGTGGCCGTCCGCGGCCTTGGCCGCATTCTCCGAGCTCTCCGTCAGCTTGCCGGTGGCGTCCACGGCAGGCGGAACGTGACGGGTGAAGGTGCCCATCTCCTCGTCAGCGCCCTTGATCCCGTCGTAGAGCAGGCGGAAGGGCTCCACCGGATCGAGGGCCTGGAGGATGCCCAGTCCCCCGGTCAGTTCTGTCACCTTGTCGTTGACGCTGCCGAACACGCCGTAGAGCTTGCCCAGAACGTCCAGGATCGTTCCCACGTCCCCGATGGTCTGCTGGATGCCCTTGTCCAGTAGGCCGATCGCACTGGCGCCGGAATCGGCGTTGTCGGACAAGGTGGCGACCAGGTTGCCCACGCTCTCCCCGGTGTGCTCCACCAGGTCACCGAGGGCGTTGATGGAGGAGCCGCTCTTGCCGGCGGCGTACTCCAGGTCATCCAGCAGGCTGTCCCCGAGCCGGGTCACGTTGTCCGTGAGGTGCTGCACGCTCGGCGCCGTGAGATCGAAGATCCTGCCCAACTTGGGGGCGCTGCGATCGGCCAACTTGCCCAGCTGGTCCAGACTCTCGAGAACGGGACCCAGGAAAGCATTCTTGGCTGAGTCCTGGACGCTCTTGGAGAACCGGGTCCCGATGTCTGTGGCCTTGGCTGTGACCGCCGGGTCCTGGGCCGCGATGGCCACGCCGCCGATGATCCCGCCCAGGCCTACGCCCCCAGTCACGGCCGAGGCCAGGGTGACCGCCAGGCCGGGAGCGAGGGCCGCACCCAGCCCGGTCCCCAGCAGGGGCAGAGAGCCCTTGAACGCCTCCAGGCCGGATTTGATCTGGTCGCCCAGCTTCTGGGTCCACTTACGGGTATCGGCCGGGTTGGGGTCCGGGAGGAGATCCTCCAGCAGGCTCTTGCTCTTGGTCAGGCGCCGGATGTCGTTCTCGCCCTTGCGGATGCCCTTACTGATGTCCAGCCGCTCGGCCGCATCGTCGGTGTCCGCGAACGATCGGGCGAGGCTCTCCAGCTCCCGCTTGGCCAGCTCAATCTCCGCCGAGAGCTTGCCGACCTGGCGGCCGGTCTTGTCCGACTCCTTGCCCAGGCGCGCCGCGCCCTGGCCGGCGATGACCGATTCCTTGCCGAACTTCTCCGTATCCCGGCTGGCCTCCTCGGCCGCATCCCCCACCTTGTCGATGTCCCGGGCGGCGGCGGCCGTGTCCCCGCCCATCTTGTTGCGGGCGAGGAGATCCAGGATGAGCTGGCGCTTTTCACTCGCGGCCATGGCTACCTCTTCTCGTGGATCTCGTGCCAGTAGTCAAGATGATCCACCATCTGGGGGATGTTCATGGCCTCCATCTGGTCCCGATCGATGCCCAGACTCACGGCGAACACCGGAGCCCAGGCATCGAGCAACGTCACAATGCCGCTGGCGGCAAGGTCTGCAAAACGACTGTAGGCGGCGGCGCCGAGGCTGGGGCGGACTCGCTGGAGGCCTGCGAGATAGGCGAGTCCTCCACCGGGTCCGCGGCTTTTCCCGAGTCCTCGGCCTCCTCGGCCGGAACGGCCTCGTAGGTAATGAGCATGATCATCGGACTGAAGTCGTCAAACGGCCCGGCCAGGTTCGGGTCCACGTCCCGGACCGCCATCCAGCACCCGGCCAGGTTGCCCAGCGCGGTGTCCGACCGGAAGCCGTTCATGGCCGCCACGAGGCTCATGCCCAGCTCGGCCTCCAGGGCCACCAGGTCTCGGGCCGGCGCCCGTACGATCTTGTGCTCGTCGTAGACGTACCAACGGTCCCCCCAGCGCTTGACGTCCTCCGGCTCCGTGAACCGGAAGCGCATCGGCGCCAACAACCTCTTCTCGTCCATCTCGCTCTCCTCGCTCGTTACTTGATCAGGCGGGCCGCGAACTCGCGGACCACCTCGTCCATCTGCTGCGCGGCCTCGTCTGCCGCGTTGTCCGTTCCCCGCTTGTGGAACCCTGGGCGGATCTTAGTCAACGCCCAGGTCTTGCGGTTGCCGAAGATTGGGTGCCGGAGGTTACCCGCCTCCAGCGCCCGGATATCCCGGCGTTCCGCCTTGCCGTCCGCGTAGGTGATCAAGCTGTAGCTGGCCGAGTTGCCGCCCGTCCGCTTCTGGGTCTTGAACCGCAGAGACCGGCTCATCTCCCCCGCATACCCGCCCGACTTGGGCATGGTCTGGGCGGACTCCAGCTTGATCGACTTCTCCACCGGAACCACAGTACGGGCCAGGGCCTTGTCCAGTTGCCTGGAGAGATCCTTGCGGCCCTCGGTACGGATCTGGGCAGCCAGCTTCTTGAAGTCCTGGGCGCCCGAGATCCGTACCTCCAACGCCATGCCTAGAACACACCCACGGTCGGAACGCCGTCCACCTGGAAGCTGGCCGCGATGGGCACCCGGTCCGAGACCGTGGCGTCCACGGACAACTCGGTCATCCAGCATTCGGCCGTCATCTTGACGTTGCCGACCGTGCTGCCAGCGGGACCGTATTGGGCGGTCGCTGTGGCAGTCGCGGTCCGCAGACTGTTGAGCACGGTGAAGGAGCCCGTGGTGGCGGTCGCGTCGAAGTGGCCAGTGAGGGAGAACTGGACATTGGCCAGGGAGGGGATGCTCTTGACGCCCTGGTCTCCGAAGGCGGTCACCTCGGACAGCGCGCGGGCGCCCGGGAGGCCGGACACGCCGTTGAGGTAGATGGCGATGTTTCGCAGCACGCCCCCGCCATCGTCCAGCGAGAAGACAGCGTCCTTACCGTGGACGAAAGACATGAGTGCGGACCTTTCCTAGCGGGGAGCCGCGGTCATCAGGAAGGTGACCGAGCCGGTACCCGTCACGTCGGTGACGCAACGGAGATAACGGTTGACCGTGACCGTGGGCGCCAGTTTCACCAGCTGGAATCCCACGGCGGTCACGGACACGAACGAGGCCAGGTCGGCCCACGCGCTGTTGTCCGGAGAGTGCTGGACCTTCAGTGCGGCCGAGGTCAGGCCGGAGAAGGCCGTGACGTGGAGACCGAAAGCGCCCCCATGGGTGGTGGGCGTGCTCGGCGCGGCGCCGCGGTCGATGCTGGCCGAGTTGCCGTCCGCAGTCTCGGCCGCCAGCGAGTGCAGGACCCAGCCCATCTCCACGGACTCGTCTGCGGCGGCGGACATCGTGAAGCCCACAGCGTCGGACACGGATGCGTCTATGCCCCAGTCCGTGGGGTCACCCATGGCGAACAGGGCCGGCGCGCCGAGGGCATCCCCACCCGGGAGCGCGGTCAGCAGCAGCGCGCTGTGCACGCCGATGGCCGAGGCGATCTCGGCGTGCAGCCCGGTGGCGCCCACGCTGTCCTGCGGGCCCCGCAGCGCCATGGTGCCGGACATCAGGCCGGGTACGAACGAGGCGCCCGCGGTCGCAATGACCTGACCGCCGGTGGTCACCTCGGACACCCCCCGAGAGTGGGTCATGGCCACGCCGGACACGAGGGTGGACACGGACACCTCATTGGCCAGCACCTTGACGCCGTAGCCGGGCAGGAAGGTCATTACGAGACCACCTCAATCACTAGCTCGGCGCCCTGGTAGTCCACGGCATCGTAGTTGATCAGGCCTACCCGGCGGACAGTGGTCATGTCCGCGTAGGACACGAGGCCACCCAACGTCTGGTTGTCCTTGAGTGCCTTTTTGAGCTTGGCCACCCCAGCGCCCGGGGACCGGGACAGGAAGCGCCGGAGCGCCCGCTGGGCGCCCTTGGTCTCCTGGGTCTTGATCAGGATCGTGGCCACGATGGTGAAGGCGTCCGCCCCATCGGCCATGTTCAGGTCCCAGTCCAGGTCGTCCAGCTCCAGGACGACCGCCGGGACGTTGACCTGGCCAACCACCTCGGCGTAGCACGTGAGCTTCTCGGCCACGGCGCCGTAGGCGTCCCCGGTGGTCAGGTTGTTCCAGGTGGCGGCCAGGGCGTCGAAGACCGCATTCAGGTCGTAAGCGGCCGGTGCACTCACGAGCCAGCGACCATTCGCATAAGCCGGCGCGGCCAGGCGACGGTTTGCCGGGTCTGGTAGTACCAGAAACCCTGCGGTGCCCGAACGGCCTCTACGCGCTGACGGACGCCCGTGTCCTCGGCCATCTTGTGAGCCATCTGGATCAGCTCTTCCACCTGTTCCGTCAAGGTGGCCATCACGAGCCCGCGACCTTGATCGGGTCCTTGACGTACGGGCGGAGCTTCTCCTCGGCCATGGGGTTGCTCTTCACCCGGACCGCGTAGTCCCCGAACCCGGCCACGCCGAACGGGGCGTCCCCGGCCTTGTTGTCCATCGCGGCCAACAGCAGCGTGGCCGTGATGACCGGGGTCGGGACGGCGGCCCATCCCCACTTGGCCGTGACCTTCACCTTGGACGCCGAGTAGAAGGCGGACATGGACCAGCCGTAGCAGATCCGCCAGAACGGCCAGCCGGGCTGTTGCTCCCAGATCCCGTCCGTGGGGAAGAGCTCCAGCCCGGCCACGGTCCAGGGTGTCCCAGCGGTCTGTCCGAGGTACGGGACAATGGCCAGGCCGGTTGATGTCCAGAAATCGTGGGTGTCCACCCCGGTCCGGCCAGGAGCGAACGTCCGCTCGCTGACCACCTCGTCCCGGCCGAACTGGCGGCCCGTGTAGAGGTTGACGTCGGACGACGCGCTGTTCAGCTTGTCCTGGAGATCGGCGTCCTTGCTCGTGTCCGAGTCCGGGATGCCCAGCCGGTACTTGAGCTGGGCAACCGTGGCGTAGCTGGCGCCGATCGCAACAGCGGTCATCGCATGGCCCGCTTTCCCTTGAGATTCCACCAGCGGGGGGTGAGAGCGCACGGGCCGGCGTGGTCGCACTCTCGGGTGCAACGCCAGCCGCGCGGCCATGGGCGGATGCAATACGGGGGAACGCTCACAGCGATGCTCCCCTGGGGATGACAAGGCCGGCGCGCGTGTACGCCTCGACCTGGCGCGCGATGGCGTGCCCGCGGGCCTGGATCAAGGTCTCCTGTTGCATGGCGAACGTCGTCTCGTCCAGGAAGATCCCGCCCTTGTAGTGGGTGGTCTTGATCGACGTGTCCACGCCAATCTCGAGGCCGGCGCCCTGGACCCGGATACAGAACGAGAGATCCTCGCTGAAGGTGCGGGGCGTGCCGTTGCCGCCCCCCTTGGGGTCCGTGATGGGCATGAACGGCTCGGGCCCCACATCGGTCAGGACATCCCGGTGGATGAGCACACAGGCCGCCCCAGTGCCCGCCACGGGTTGGAAGGCGTCCCGCTTGTACTTGGTGACCGGCCGGAAACCCACCTCGCCCGTGGACTCGATGCGGGCGTAGGAGTAGATGGTGGGCTGGATGCGGAAGCGCTGGGCGTAGAAGTCGCCCGGGACCACATCGGCGTCCCGGCTCTGGCTGAAGGCCAGCGCACCCAGGACACCCACATTGTTGGCCACGGCGCTGGCCAGGAGCCTGTCCACGGTGTCCGCGGCGAAGCCCATGTCCGTGTCCACCATGAACAGCCACTCGGCGTCCGTGGCCAGGAAGCTGGCCACGTTCTGGTTGCGAGCGGCGGCCACGCCCATGGTTCCGGCCACCCGACGGAAGTATGTCCCGCCCGGCCGGATGATCTTGCCGGACACGGCCTGGTCATGGAGCAGCATGTCCGCCCAGGACAGGCCGAAGCACGCGGCCCAGTCCTGTCCGTCGATGATCGCAGGGACAACGGTGCCAGGCGTATAGGCCGGCGCCTCGTTGTCCACGGTATCCCCTTGCTCGCTCATGGTCTCGTCCTCGCTGGCCGGGTGAGGCTGGGTAGAGCCGGGAGCGCGCAACCCAGCCAGGTACGCGCCCCCGGAGATCACTACTTCTTGGCCGCGCTGGTCCGCTTGGCCGGCGCGGGCTTCTCGCCCGAGTCGTCCGAGGCGCCCCCGAACACGGAGGCCGGAGTCTCGGCCGGGACCGGAACGTCCGCACCCGAGTAGGCCGGTTCCTGACTGGACGGGTCCACCTCGTTGCTCGGGGCGTCCGCCGGGTCGTAGCTCTGAACCGAGCTGGCCTCGGTGGCCACCTCGCCCGGCGCCGGGCGGTTGTCCCCGTCCAGGTCCGCCAGATCGTGATCGGCGAGGTTGAAGTGCTCGCCGTCCATGGTGGTCGGGCCCTGGTCCTTGTAGACCCGGTACTTGGTACCGTCCGGCGCCGTCTGGACCGCGGTGTGCTCGGCCGGCGGAACCTTATCGTCGTAGTCCGGGTCTCCGGAACGCTTCTTGTCGTACACCATCGCTGGCTCCTTGATCGGATCGGATCTGGGTAGGGGCCTAGGCCCTGGGTAAAGGTCCGGCTCTAACGGATCTCGGTACCCAGGGCCTAGGGCTTGTTACGCCGTGGTCTTGTCGACCAGGAGCCGGAAAGCAGCGTCGTTCACGGAGTCCGAACCGCCCCGGAAATGCATGTACCAACCGCGGCGGCCGTCCGGGAGGTTGTTGCTCGTGTTGAAGAAATGCGGGATGAACTCGACCGAGGTGGAGCCCGGCTTGTCCACGATGACGAAGTTACTGAAGTCGCCGTAGACCAAGATGGGGTCGATCGTGGTGGTCTGCTGAAGGGAGGGCATCTCGTCGGACTCCAGCACGGGGCGGCCCAGGAGCCGGTCCGTGTAGGGCTGGGTGATGTCCGTCGAGTAGCTGGCCGAGACCGCGGTGCCCAGGGCCTGGATCGCGCCGTGGAAAAGCGGGTTCATCGCCCAGGTGCCCTTGCCGCGGAACCGGACACCCAGCGCCCGCCAGACAGCCTGCAAGTCCGCCAGGGTGATCGTGGCGCCGGTGGCCAGGGAGACCGTGCTCGCACCCACGCCCGTGAGCGCGGTCACGATGCCGGTCGGCTGACCCGAACCGGTGCCGGTGGCGTGCGCCACGGCCTCCAGCCGGTCCTTGGAATCGGCCAGCAGCATCTGGACGTCCGAGGCCAGGCCGGTGATGTCTTCGAAGCTCTCGATCGAGGCCATGATCAGGCTCTTGGCCGAGAAGACCGGCACCTGGGCCGGACCCACGGGCGGCGTGTCATCCGAGACCTCAGTCAGCTCGGCGTCCCAGGAGGCCGTGGAGCCCGCCGTGGTGACACCGTTCCACTTGTTGGCGCCACCGGTCAGGGTGACCACCCGCGAGATCCCGCGGATGACGTTGGACGCGCCCGAGTTGGTCAGGATCAGGGTGGGGTCCAGGTGGGTCGGCACGAGGTAGCCGCCCGCTGTGTTGGTGCCCACGGCAATGGCCGCGCGCTCGACGTCGGACAGGAGCATCTCCTGGCCGGTCATGGCCTTCTCCCACGCCTCGGCATACTCCGGGCGCTGGCGACCCAGCAGATTCTTGGCCCAGGAGACGTCCTTGCCGTGACGCTTGATCATCTTCTTGAAGGAGTCTTCGTAGCCTTCCGGCATCTCCTTGTCTTCCATGGCCTTCAGGTTCGCGTCCGCGAGGGCGCGAACGATCTCCTTCTCGCCCATGTGACTGGTGTTGCTGCGCAGCACGTCGAACGGATCGACGTTGCGCTTCACCTCGGGGGCCTCCGGCCGGCGCCGCTGGACATCGGTGGGCCGCTGGTCGCCCGGCTCGGTCGCACCCTCGGTGAACGAGAGGCCACGGAGACGCTCGATCTCGTCCTCGCGCTCGATCGCGGCGGCCCGTTCCACCTCCAGGTCCGGGATCTCGGCCAGCGCGGTCTCCGCGCGGGTCAGCTCCTCGTCCGATGGGTCTTCGGCGTCTTCGACCGCCAGGACGGCGGAACGGCGGATCTCCAGATCCGCTTCGATCTCTGTGCTCTTACGCTTGCGTGCCATTCCTGGTCACTCCCAGATCATGAGCGCCTCGCTTGATGGCGAGAATTCGCTGACGAGTCCGGGTAGGGGAGTCGCCCTCGGCGACCGATCCTCCAGACGTGCCGGGCTCGGCGGTCGCCGAGGTGGCACTGTTCGCGGGCGAGGCGCTGGGCGTGCCCGTGATGTCGCTGATCATAGACCGAACAAGCTCCTCCAGGTCCTGGCGGGACCGAATCGCCACCAGGCCGGCGCCGTCGTAGGCCGGCGTGGGTGTGGGGCCGTACTCCTTCAGGCCCAGCTCGGTGCGTTCGATGCGTTCCACACCCGCCCGGCGACCACGCTTGCGGGAGTCGAAGACCCGGCCGCGGAAGCTCTGGCCCTTGATCTGCCCACCCTCCCAGGCGGCCAGCACGGCGTCCGCCAGCTCGCCATCGTTGTAGCGGGAAATGGTCAAGAGACCCCGGCCGTCCGGCTTGATCTCCAGCGGCGTGGCGAACGGGACGGCCAGGAGCCCGTTGGGCTTTCCGGAGAGGTCATAGCCGTGGTTGTAGTAGACGCCCACCCGCTCGATGCCGCGGGTCAGGGTGCGGTTGAACGAGGACCGGTGGATGCCCTCCCAGTAGTGGCCGTGCTGGTCGCGGATCTCAGTCTCCTGATCGAAGACAGCCGCGTAGGCGGTCACGGTCCGGCCGCGCGAGTCGGACCGCTTGACCTCGAAATCGTCCAGCTCAAACGTGCGCTCGATCAGTTCGACGGGCATGATCAGCTCCTGCTGTACGAAACGGGGGCGGCCTTCTTGGCCGGGCTCTTGCCCGTCCGCTGAGTGGGCGTGGCGGATTTCACGCGGTCCGGCATCTTCTTGGCGGCCGCCACCTTCTTGGCGAGCGGCTTCAGGTCCTTGGCGCTCTTGGCCTTGGTGATCTTGGAGAGCAGCGCTGGGGTCACCACGCCGTCCGCCTTCAACCCCATGGCCCGCTGAACCTTCTTGATCGCGGCCGTGGTCTTGGGCCCCAGCTTGCCGTCATCCTTTAGTTTGGCGTTGGCCGCATCGCCGAACCCCAACCGGTTGAGGGCCTGCTGGAGCGAGTGGACCCGCTTGTCCCCACCCGGCGTGCCGTACCCGGCGCCGCGCTTACCGTCGAAGGACAGAGACCCGGCTGGCGCCTTCTTGCCCGCGGCCCCGCCCCCCTTGCCTTTCCCCTTACCCTTGCCGCCCTTGCCGGCGGGTTGGGTGTTGGGCTTGACGGTCTTGTTGCCCGAGCCGGGGGCGACCGCGAACTTGCCGGCGTCCCGGGGATGGAGAGCCTCAGTGAATGCGCGCGTAACGTCGGTCATCCTGGCGTCCCCTCCTCGGCCACGGCCGGGTCTGCTGCTGCTGGATCGATAGGAAGGCCGGTCTCCGGGTCCACGCTCGGGTCCACCTCAGGCTCGGGGACCACCAAGAGCGAGAGATCCTGGGCGTCCGCCGCGGCCACGGCCGAGTCCGGATCGAAGGACCCGGCCAGGGCGACCACGTCACCCACCTTGCTGGAGAAGACCGCGGCGTCATCGGCCGGCGTGGGGCCGGTCTCGGCGTCCTGGGCGCCCGGAGCCTGGAGCTGAACACTCATCAGGCCCGAGTGGACCAGGAGCGAGAAGTCCTCGGCGAGCATGGCTGCCAGGGCGCTCTCCGGAGTCCAGCCGGAGGCCAGCAGCGTGGACAGTGTGCCGGCGTTGACCGAGGCCACCTCGGCCAGGTCTTTCTGGTCCTCGCGCAGGAACGGGATATCCCGGGTGTCATACCAGAGCTCGGCGTCCGCAGGCACTTCGACCAGGGGCGCCACGGCCGCACAGAAGGAGCGCCACTGATTGCTCCCCCAGGTGTCCCCGAAGGCGCGCCGCGCCTGCCCGTAGTTGGAGTACGTGGCGGCGGCCAGGCCCTCGGACAGGCCGATGATGATCGGAGGTACGCCCCCGGCCGCAGCGATCCGGGTCTCCCCGTGACCGATGGTCTCGGCGAACGAAAGCTGTTGCATGTTGGCGCCGACCACGCGAACGTCCGCCCCGCCGCCCGTATAGAGCGTTTCGTACGCCTTCTCGGGTCCGCGGGTGGCCTCCTGCATCTTGCGGACAAACTCGGCGAAAGCGTCCGGGCCGATGTTCTCCTTGAGACTGACGGACAGATTCGGCGTGGCCGCATTCTCGAAGAATGAGAGCTTGTGCTGGGTGGCCATGGTGTCGCCCTGAAGCTCCGTGATGATCGGAGTCAACCAGGACATGCCGCGATACATCGCGTCCGGGTCCGGGATCGGCGCCCAGTGGATGCACTCGTCCAGGAGATAGAGCTTGCTCTTGCCGCCAGCCCAAGGCCCGCCCACGGTGTACTTATAGCCCACGATGTTGGCTTCCACCGCCTCATCGGGGGGCGCGTCCAGGATGAATTCCATCCAGTCCGGCCGGCGCCGGAGAAGGCGGTCCCCACGCTCGGACTCGGCCAGGAAGAACGTTCCACCAGCGGTCACGTCCTGCTCTGCCCGCATGAGCAGTGACTGGGTGGTCCCGCCCGGCCAGGGGGTCTCCAGCGGCTTCAGCGACTGGTTGCCGAACAGGTCGTTACCGCCCCCGGTGGAGCCAAGCTTGCGGAACTTGAAGCGGGCCTCGCTAAAGAGCCGGGCCCGCGCCATGGAGGTGGCGAAGATGACGCCGTTCTTCTTGTAGGCGCCGGAGACGTAGCCCAGAAAAGTGTCCAGGACCGGCTCGGCCTTCTGGCCGGCGTAGGTGGTCGTGTGGCTGGGCTGGTAGATCTGGCCCTGGAAGGTCAGGAACGAGTCCACCCAGCCCTGAAAGGTGGGATCTCCCATGCGCTGAACGAAGATTTCCCGGGCTTTCTCCGTGGGGTCAGGCTCGGGTGTCCACCTAGAAAGTTCGCGGGCGAACCGTACAATCTCGCTCCCCGCGCTCATGCCCAGACCACCAGCGGGACCGCCTCATCCTCGTTGCCGAACTCCCGGAGGCCCCAGAGAGCATGTGTGATCGATACGAGCCCGGTCAGATCCGTGGTGGCGTTGCGCGAGTCCCAGGCGTGCCCGTCACCCACGTTGCGCTTCACTGCTCCCCCGACTGCCAGGCCCAGCTCCTTCTGGCCGAGGTGGACCACGGTGTGGTCTTTCGGGTCATCGCTGGTGGCCGCATCATAGATCATGCCGAAAGCGCGGGCCACGTCCCCGGCCGTGGTCTTCTTGATGATCTCGATCGGGAGAGGGATGGTGACGGCATTCTCCAGCTCGGCCAGCAGTGACCCGGCCGGCGATCCGGGGTCGATCACGATGGCACAGGCGTTGACCTTGATGGCCAGTTTGACGATATCGGCCACCGTCCAGCCCGAGCCCGGCCCGTTCTTGATCAACTCCACGTGCTCTTTGCCGTCCGCGCGCTTGCTGGCCAGCCCGATCGAGGATCGGACCGAGCCCGCATTACGGGCCGAGACGTGGAGAGCCAGGGCGGGGCGGCCCACGAGTTGGGTCGGGGGGCGCATCTTGGCCAGTTCGGCCATCGGTGTGGCCGGGTGCGGGAAGTCCTCGGGCGCCCACTGGCCCGATCCCGAGCGTCTGTCCTCCATGGCGTCCCACTGGGCCTTGGAGATGACCGTGAAACCCTCGGTCAAGTCGGGCGGCCAGACGCACAGGCGCTCGCGGGCGAATCCGATATCGGACATCGTGTTGCGCTCGCGCTCGATGGCCATCATGGAGATTCGCTGGCCGTAGGCCGGGTTGGTCCGCTTCCACGTCTCGCGGTCATCGAGCGCGATGGACGAGAGATCATCGAGCGAGCCCGCGGCGCCGTAGTCCAGGAACACGAGATCCCGTGCGGCGGCTAGCGCGAGGCGCCGGAGCCTGAAGAGGGCCGCGCCCGAGGCCGCATCCAGGGGTGGGGAGCTGGTCAGCCAGACCTGGGGGTCCGGCATGGCGGACATCGTGGGGAGCTGGGCGTCCTGCTGCTCACCCGTGAGCGCGTACGCCTCGTCCCAGACCAGCTTGTGGAAGCTGAAGCCGCGGCCGGCGCCCTTGGAGCGGGCCATGAACCGCAGCCGGTTGCCGTTGAGAAGCTCGATCCCCTCCTCGCCGTTGGTGTTGATCACCTTCTTGACCTTCTTACGGAGCCAATCCGTGTTGGTGATCAAGAACAGGACCCGCCGGAAGGCCTCCATCGCGGTCTTGTACTCGTGCGCCGAGTGGCCCACCATCGGCTCGTTGGAGATGAACAGCCAGTAGAGCTCCAGCGCCTCCAGGATCGCGCCCTTGCCGTTCTGCCTGGCCACGATCAGGGCCACCTGGAAGGCTGCCCAGCGGCCGGCGGCCGTCTTGCCCAGGCCGAGCTGAATGACCAACTGTTGCCAGGTGTCCAGGGTCAGGCTGGCGCTCGCGGCCAACTCGATGGCGTCCAGGCCGGCGCTGTAGGCGTAGGTCTCCACCGGGTAGTGGCAGACCCGCGGGACCACCAGGTCCCAGTCCACGTCCTCGGGCAGCACGAGGTCATGGGGTGGCGTCCAGAGCTGGCCGGGCTCGGCCGTGATGGTCATCCCCGGGCCGCCGCGGCCTGGCGCTCGGCCTCGCGCTCCCGGCGCCGTTGCTCCAGCTCATCCTCCGGCGAACCCGTATTGCCGGCGCCCGCCTCCCCGGCCAGTTGCTCGATGGTCTTGACAATGGTCGCGTACGCCAGGGCCTGCTGGCGGGCCTCGGCAAGGAGCTTGTCCACGAAGACCTCGGCCACCGTGTCCGGCATCCGGAGCTGAATCTGGAGCCAGGCGTCCGGGTCACCCTGGATCTGCCGGTCCAGCACGTCCAGGCGCTCCTTGAGCCGCTCGGCCTCCACCTCCAGGTGGGCCAGGCGCTCGGTGCGAGTCACGAGGGCCAGCCGCATCGGCCGCGCGGTTGCCAGAACCAGCGCCGGGCATCCAGCAGCATGTCATAGGGCCTGACCCAGTAACCGACACGCCAGATTGCCCACTTGATCGTGATCATCTCAGTATCGGCCCTTGTCGCGCGGATCAACCTCGTCATACTCGCGCTCCAGCCGGGCGGCCTCATTGACCGCCTCATCGCCGTGGACCACGGGACGCGGCACCGAATAATCCTCCGGCTCGGGGACCATGAGCGTGGCTGTGACCGTGAGCGGCTGGCCCACCTGGGCATCCACGGTGATGCCGCGGATCACGTTGCGGGAAATGCCCAGACTCTCGATCCAGGCCACGGCCGCCTGGATCTCCGTCTCGTCACCGTTCTTAACGATCTTGAACGCCATCGCTCACTCCTTGCTCCACCGGCTGGACACTCTGGTCCGCCGGGACCTCGATCCCGTGCTGGACCAAGGTCCGAATCAGGGCCCGCTGGTAGTTTCCCATGTCCGTGCGCTGCTGATTCACGATCTTGTGAACGATGTCGATCTTGGTCTCGACCTTACGGGAGCGCTGGAGGCCGGCGTACGCCGTGATCACCAGCCCGAGCGCGGTCAGGACGCTGGCAAACGCCGTGATGATGCCGGTGATCGTGGTGGAGAACTGCACGGAATGCCCGCTTTCATGAAAACCACTCGCCATCAATGGTCAGGTTGGTGAGGCAACCCGGCGCATGCCCCTGGATCTGTCGGCAGTGCGGGCAGGCATCGAGCACGGTCAGGAGACCGGAGGCACCCTCGGGGAAGTCGACCAACATCTTGCCGATCCAGGGGCCGTAACGCTCGTTTGCGTCCGAGATCCGCCGCTGCTCATCGGTCAGACCCAATGGGTCACGCTGTGCAGTCACTCCAGGTCACTCCTCGATCGCTGGGCGGGGGGAAATCCCTCGATAGGTGCGTGGGGTCGAGATATGTCCGTTTTGACGATGGCTACCCACCCCCCTACCCTCCGTCACATCGCGCATCATGTGAGCCAATCTCTCGATCTAACACTGGGCACACTAGGTGTGCTCTGCACTCGCGCTGCCTTGCGTCCATTGCATGACCTACATAGCACACCTAGTGCGCCACCTGTCTCACCACCAGCACCCACAGGTAGCACGTGGTCAGCGGTCAGGTCCCGTGCTGGGTGCATGTCACACTGCCACCCAGGGCACACCCATCCCCACTGCCCCACCCACGCATCCACCGTGGCCTTGCGCCGTGCACGTTCCGCCCAGTCACCGTGCAGATCATGGCGCCCCCCTTGTGAGCGCCCCCTGCCAGCCATGGTCACCATGGTAGGCCCGGACACAGGAAAGGCCCGCCACCATGGACGGGCCTTTCCCTGGTCGTACGGTGTCAGGACGCCTCGGCCGACTTGCGGCCCACCTTAGCGGGCTTGCGCATGGCCGGCGGCAACTCGCATCCCTGGATGGGCGGCAAGGGCACGTCCTGGAGCGGGCACTCCCGCACAATGTGCCGGTTCATGAAATCGGCCGCCATCACGCCGCGCATGGTGAGCCACTCCTTGAAGTCGGCCACGTTGGCGTACGGGAAAGCGGGCGTCCCCGGACTTGGCCGCCCACCAGGCCAGATAGCCGTGCCGGCCGCCTTCCAGGAGTACCCGGACACGGTGTCCGAGTCAGGATTGCGCTCCCACCAAGCCACCGCACGATGGCCGTAGCCGTCCACCCAGACGCCGATCATGTCCCGCATGGCCCACGTGTCCCGCTTGCGGCCGGGGACCTCACCACGGCTGAAGCCCGTACGGACCGCCCAACCGTGGACCTCGGCCATGGCGATCATCTGCCGCACGCCTAGCGGCCACTGGTCCCAGCCCTGGTTGTAGGTCTCGATGGACGAGATCTCGATCATGACCGGCCTCCATACCAAGACATCAGCCTGCGCATCCGCTCCGCCATGGGCTTACCCTCACGCCCGACACGGACATGGTTGATCTTGGATTCCGGCCGATTGCAGCAGAAGCACAAGCGGTCTCCGAGCCCTGGTTCGATCATCAGTCCTCGGGCTCCTCGACACCCCAGAGATATGCCACCACGAGGCCGTCCAAGCTCTCCTGATCGAGGCCGATCCCGTCACGGTTGGCCCGTTGCTCCTGGTCGCGCACCCAGGAGAGCACCCTAGCCGGCGGGCGCTCCAGGTAGCCCACGGCGCGCTCCAGGGCCGCGTGACTCAACCACCCGATGATGCGGTTACAGGTCTTGTCCCCGCCCGTGCAGAGCAGCCCACGGACCTGGCCGGTGAAGTGATCGTGGTCCACGCCCAGGCGCCGCGTGCCGCGGGCGTTGGGATCATCCGGGTGGATGCCCTTGGCCTTGCGGCAGATCCAGCAGCGGCCTTTCTGGGCCACGTACAGCAGCCGGTACTGGGCGGGCGTGATCGTGTAGCCCGCCTCGCCCGAGAGCCCGCGGCGATAGAAGGCCCGCCACGCGGTCACGTCCGCGGGCCGCATCCCGGCCGGGGGCGTCCAGAGATCCACGGTGGCGGTCATCGCACGATCTCCGGCTGGTCCTCGGTCTCCTGCCGCAAGGTGACCATGATCGAGCCACCCAGCAGGCCCGCCCAGCCCACCACGTACCAGCGACCGGCGGCAGGCATGGTGCCGATCTGGATCATGTACGAGTGGACCGCCTCAGCGTCTGCTCCCAGACGCCGAGCGGTCTCCTCGTCCACCGGGATGGTGATCTCGGCCGGCGCGGTCACGAGGCATCCTCGTGGATGCGGTAATGCGTCCGGGCACGGTTGCCGCGCTTGCCGGTGTTGACCATCTTGGCCTCGCGGTCGAGAAGGCCGGCGGTTGCGGCTCGCTTGATCAGGCCGATGAGCGTGGAGGTGGCCAACTCGTGCTTGGCCGCCACGCGCTCGGCGATGGGGTAGGCGTCGTGAAACGCCTCAGGGTCCTTGGCGAAGGCTCGCCAGATATCCGCCCACGCGGGACCGAGGCGGGCGCCCTTACTCGGGTAGCCACCGTTCGGGTACGCCGCGTTGGGGATGTCCGGCGCCTTGGTCTTGGTAGTCATAGGTACACTATAGCCTAGGAATCCCGCGAGCGATATAGACCGCCTCACACTCCAGGCAGTCCACGAGGTCCAGATCCTTGACCAGTCGCGCCCGCATCGGCCCCAGGTCTTCACCGGCGAACAGACACAGGCTGGTCCGGTACCCGTCATCCAGGTGGGTCTTGGCCGGGATGAGCGTGTGCTTGTCCGTGCGCGGATCGCGGTAGTCCCGGAGCAGGCCCGTACGGATCATCTCGTTGACGATGGTCCCCAGGTTCTTGGGGAGCGGGCTACCGGCCGGCGCCTTCCAGCCCGTGGCGGTCTTCTTGATCACGGTGCCGCGCTCGATGGCCAGCATGACTCGCGCGGTCGCCAGTTCACTCACGTACCCGGCGAACCGCTGGGCGCGGCGCAGGACGAACTCATCACCCACGTGGGCCACGGCCCGGTCCGCCCAGCGCTGGTCCGCCTCGTCCAGTGTCTTAATCTCCATACCTAGACTATAGCACACGAACCCTTCCCCCTCAACGCATGCGAGCCAGGCCGGGCACGTCAAAACCTGGTGGACCTCGATCTGGGGGTTACGGGGGTTTCGGGGGTTTTATTTGGTCCCCCTGCCACCACTTCTACGCGGGTGTGTCTCCAAAATGTGATGATAGTCCGAATACTGGTCGGGCCTCCGCCAAATAAAACCCCCGAAACCCCCGTAACCCCCAGATCGAAAAGGCCCCCATCTCGTCCGAGACAGGGGCCAATCCGTACATACCGCCTACCGCTGTTCGATCTTCCAGAGCCTGACCTTGTACGGGTCCTTGCCCGCCTCCCGGAGCACGAGAGCGGCGCCCTCCTCGGTGGAGACCCAGCGCCCGAGCCGGTTCAGGAGCCATCTGCCGAACGACTTGCGCCCGCTCGGCTCGGAGCGCGCCAGCTTGTCCAGGACGGAGCTGGGGAGCCAGTCCCGGTTCTCGGTCACGAAATCGCCCACGTCGCCGCTCACGGTCGCTGAGAGGGCGTCGGCCACGGTCCAGGTCCCACTCCCGAAACGCTCGTGCAGCGTCTCCAGCAGCACGGCCAGCCCATCGTCATCGCCACCCACGGCCGCCTTCTTGCCGCTCTCGGCGTCGAACGAGCCCGGCACGCCCGCCACGGCCAGAATGCCGCCCACGGTCGCCTCCCAGGTCGCGAACGAGTCCGACTGTGCCCGGTCCTGGAGCGGGCGGCCGGCGGCCACCCACGCCCGGATGATGGTCAACAGCGCGTGCAGCACCCGGTTGCGGTTGGTGTTGGTCCACGCCTTGAGGTCCTTGATCGCGAATGACCTGGTCTCCGGGTTGGCCATGTCGGGATCGATCGTGATGATGATCGTGCGCCGGACGAGGTCTCCGCCCAGGGACAGGTTGTTGCCGGTGACCACCCACATACGGTCGTTGACCGTGGTCAGCATCCTGGTCGAGCCCAGCTCCCGGTCACTGGTGGCCTGGCCGGCGGTCAGTAGCCCGGCCAGGGTGGAGCTCCGGAGTACCCCCGTGACGTTGTCGATGTGCACCACCGGCGCCGAGGTCCCGGCCAGGATGCTGGTCGCCTGTTTGCGCATCTCGGCCTCGTCCTCGGGCATCTCCGAGCGCAACACGCCGCCGTGCAGGATGGTGAGCACGTCCGCCAGCAGGGTCTTGCCCGAGCCCGGTTGGTGGGCGCCGATGCCGAACATCTTGTAGGTGGGCGGGCAGACCAGCCGCAGCAGCGGTGTGAGCAGAGCCCCGTAATAGTTGATCTTGTCATCGGGGCCCACCCACGGGAATCCCGCGGTCATCTCGTCCAGCAGCGCGACCGCCGCCTCCACCTCGGCCGGCGTGGGCGCCTCGGGCACCGGCGGCACCTTGACTCCTGGCCCTGGCAGGAAGAGGTATCCACTGGCCCGGTCGTAGCCCGGGGCCGCGAGCACGGTCCCGTCCGCGCGCACCATCGGCGTGTGCGTGATCCCCCGCAGTGTCCGCAGCATCCCCATGGCCTCCGGCGCGTCCACGGCGCGCTTGCTGGCCTCCAGCGGGAACAGGGCGGGCACGTCCGTCTTCTCCCCGGTCTTCTTGCCCGCCTCGTCCTTCACGTCCACGCTCTTGTAGCACGCGTGCGCGTACTGGATCTTGGCTGTGAGCTGGCCGGCGGAGACTGCCTGGATCTGGGCCGGACCGTTGTCGTCGGCGTCGTCGCGCGGCTCCACGTAACCGATCTCGTTGACCAGCGGCGTGTGGACCACGGCCCCGTTGCGCAGGAAGAAACCCGAGAGCGAGCCCGAGCCCAGCACGCTCTGGAGCCAGTAGGTCATCTCGGCCGCGCTGGTGATCATCAGGCGCGGGAACGCCACGGACGGGACAACCCGCTCCGGGGCCGCGTCTACGACGGGGGCTCCAGCCACCGGAGCGGGCGCCGACTCGGACACTACCGTCCAGGGCTCCTCGGCGCCGCGAGCCAGGCCTGCGCCGATGCACGTGGCCGCCGTCCAACTCTTGCCGTGCTCCCGGTTCCAGCGGTCCGAGTGGACGCCACCAGCCTCCAGAGCGTCCAGCAGCATCTCCGCCGCGCGATCTTCAGCCAGCCAGCCTCCGGCCACGAAGCGCCCGAGCACCCTGGCCGCGCCCCCCAGCGCGCTGTTGATCTCCCCCTCCCTGGCGGCGGCCACGGCCGCCAGCTGGCCCGTGATGATCCGATCGGCCTCGGCCGCGCTCCAGATCCCTGCTTCGGCATCGTCGTAGAAGGCGTCCGAATCGTCCCGGTCGTCAGTGGGCGGCCGGACCACCCGCTTGGGCGCCCTGGCCCGGGTGGATACGATGATCAACTGCCGGTGGGCCGGCGCGGCGGCTGCCAGCTCCATGACATCGCTGCTCACGTCGGGCTCGATCTCCCACTCGTAGGCCCTGTCCTGGCCCAGGTGCTCGCCGTACTTGCTGGGGCGCACCGTGGGCGGCAGGAACACGAAGCCACGGCCACTCCCGTCATCGGCGCCCGCCTGAAGGTCGATGCCCTGGGCGGGCTTTCCCTTGGCGAGGTGTGTCCGCGGGATCAGGTGATGGTTGCCGGCGCTGGGTGTGCGCGTCTGGCCGATCGAGGGCGGCCAGGCATCGGCGTCCACCAGCTCCCGGTAGCCGTCCAGGCCGCCATTGCGGGGGTCCACGTCGAGCACGTCCAGCAGCACGCCGGTGACCATGCACAAGGCCATGCCGGGTCGCCAGCGGTTGATCCAGTTGAGGCTCTGCTCTCCGCCCCGGATGTCCTGCCACCCGCTCGGGTAGAGAAACTCACCCGGCTCGGAGGAGTTGCGGTAGGCCGAGAAGATCGGCGCTCCGGCCAGGGCGAGCCCGGCCGCGATTTTCAGTGCTCGCTCTTGTTCATGTGACAGATCGGTCACAGTTGGGTACGCTCCCTGCTGGTTGGTGACGCTGTTGTGCGTGCGTGCAAGGCCCCGGGGTTGACCGCCCCGGGGCCTTCTCCTTGTCTCGGGTGCCTGACCCTACCGCCTGCCGGGCTGGCTGACGGTCACTCGATCAGACGCGCGGGTGACGGCCGTATACATCCACTGCCGCGCCTGGTCGACCGCGCGGCGCGGCCCCTCCTTCTTGCCGGCGGCCCAGATCATCGTGGGTGTCTCGTCCACCACGTAGACGTGCCCCCACTGGCTGCCCTGGGCCTTGTGCACGGTGATGGCCTGGGCGAACGTCGCGAGCATCCGCTGCGACCGCATCCCGGCGCCCGAGTTCTTGGCGGCCACCTGGGCTTCCTGGCCCTGGAACCCGTCCGCGTAGACCGGGATGGTCCGCTCCACGCCGTTGTCCAGGTCGAGCACGGTCAGCGTGGGGCCGAGCGCCCCGGGCTGGGTGTCGAGCACCTGGAATTGCTGGCCGTTGAAGACCGCCAGGTCCTTGTTGTTGGTCAGGCACATGATGCGGTCCCCAGCCACCACCTGGTCCAGCGGACGGTCCAGGTTCTTACGGATGGCGTTGACCATGGTCCAGCGGCGTTTGTTGCTCCAGACCAGCACCTGATCCGCCTCCATGGCCGCACGCACGCTTGGGGCCTCCCGGTCGGCCGGCGTCATGCCCAGTTCGGGTCCTTGACTGAGTCGCACCCGGGTGGCCTTTTCGCCGACCTGGCTTTCCAGGAAGAACCGGTGCGGCTCGGTCAACAGGTAGTCCGGCTCGGCGTCCGTGTAGTAGCCGCCCCCCTCGACCGGCGGCAACTGGGCAGGGTCGCCCAGCACGAGGATGGGCACCTCCAGGGCCTCGATGTCGGCCGCCAGCTTGGCGCCGACCATGGACACCTCGTCCAGGATGATGAGGTCCGCCTGGGCCCACTCGCTCTCCAGGTTCAGCTCCCAGCCGATCTGCCGCGCGGCGTGCTCCAGGGCGGGGAGTTGGGCCTCCAGCTCGGCCTTTCGTGTTGCCACGGCGCCGTCCCCGAGGCGGTCCAGCGCCTGCTCCAGCTCGTACAGCTCACTCCGAGCGGCCCGGAGAGCGTCCACGGCCTCCTTGCTGGTGGTGGGAAAGTAGATGGCCGAGTGGATGGTGGAGACCGGGCTGGCGCCCTTGGTCCGCAGTACGTGGGCGGCCTTGCCGGTGAAGGCGCCGAATACGGTCTTGGCGCCGAGCGCCTCGGGGATGGCCTTGGCCATCGTGGTCTTGCCCGTGCCGGCGGGACCGAACAGGCGGAACACGTCCGCGCTAAAGCCGTCCCCGGCACCTGAGTACCAGGCCCTGATCTTGTCGATGCCTGCCTGTTGCTGGTCACTGAGGTTTATCATGCCGCTGACTATAGCATAGGTAGATCCGTTGCCAGCACTGCTCCGGATAGTTCTTGTCAGACCCCTTCCCTGTGCTATAGTGATCGTATGGCAATCACGAGCACGCTTCCTGATCCCACCGTTACCGGCCCCTGCCAGGCGCAAGCGTCCGTGATGTGTACGGGCGAGGCCCAGGGGGAGCGCCTCAACCCCCTGGCGATGCTGCCGGACTCCGAGTTGCCCAACCGCTACACGCCGATGTGCCAGGTCTGCTACGACCTGTTGGCAGACGCCTACGTGTTCGAGGTGAACACCCGGTGACCGATATTCGCATTCGCTATCCGCACTGCCAGTCCTGCGCTCGGGCCCCCTGGGGCCAGATGCACTGTCACCAGTGCAAGCGGACCCAGCCGCTGGACGAGTTCTACCCGGACCGGCGCCGCGGGCGGGGCTTCTATCACGGCGGGTGCAAGTCCTGCCGGCGCCAGCAGAGCAAGACCTACAGCCGTAAGACCTACCAGCCGAGGAGCAGGGCAGCATGATCATCAAGGATGAGGGCTACACGATCACGGACGTGCCCGGCCAGGAGTACATCCAGGTGCGCCCGAGCAAGACCCAGGGCGAGGTCGTGATCGAGATCAAGGACCAGTCCACCGAATACGAGCGCTTGTGGGGCCTGGATGCGCTCCAGGAGTACGTGAACGCCCTCAACCGGGCCATCCAGCTCGGGCGCAATGTAGAAGCCCAGAACGTGGACCGCCAGGTGCGGCCGTGACCCCGGCCGAGCGCGTGGTGATTGCGGCGGCCGAGCGCTGGGCGGCCTCCTGGAAACGGCGACCGTCTCTGATCCAGTCGGGTGCCCTCTGGGATACCGTCCAGGCGCTCCAGGCCGAGCGCGCGGCCAAGACCCCCGCCCAGCTCCAGGAGCTGGACATCACCTACGGCCAGGTGGTTGAGGGTGACCAGATCCTCTCGCCCAAGCTCGGCCGCTGGTATGAGGTCACGGCCGTGGTCCCGCTGGGTACCTGGGACAGGCCCGGCAAGGTGCGGATCACGATGCCCAAGACCGGGCGGCCGGCGGCCGGCGGTAAGCCTCAGGTCAACGCCTGGCACGACTTCGATGCGGCCACACCCTGCCGGGTGCGGCGCGGCGATACCGGCCAGGCCGTGGACATGTTCGCCAGCGTGCTCTGGAGCATGCCGGACAAGATCCGTGAGCAGACGGACGAGGAGCCCGGCCTGGACCTGGAGCTGGATATCACCCAGGACCCGGAGGCGGCCGAGCCTGAGGCCGTCCCCGAGGACGAGGAGGGCGAGTAATGGACCCCTTCAGCCAGTGGACGTGCCTGGCGCTGGGTGGCCGCCTCCATGGGGAGTGGATCACTACGCACAAATGGCGCGCGGTCCAGACGGCCGACTCGTTCCCCGGTCTGGTGGCCTGGGACACCCTGGCCACGATCGATGTGATGGAGCTGCCACCGATCACGACTTATGTCCCGCGGCGATTCGTCATGCCAGGCTGGGCGTTCCCGCTGGTCTTTTACGTCCACCAGAGCCTCGGCATCGTAGAGCCGGAGATCCCACTCGGGACCGTGCTCCCGGGCGGACTCATGGGCATGGCCGGCGAGAGCGAGAAGCCCTGCCTGGTCTGCTATGGCGAGCCCGTTCCCGGCTACCCGTTCTGCTCCGGCTCCACGGCTGGCGTGCTCCACTCCCGCGTGGTGGCCGAGCTGTCCCTGATGATGGTGAGGCTCTGATGTCGATCTTGCGTGATTACCAGCGCCAGGCAGTGGCCGCTTTCTGGGACACCCTAGCTGGCGAGGACGTGAACCGGGTGGCCATCGAGATGGCCACGGGACTGGGCAAGACCGTGACCGCGGCCGGCGCGGCGGACGAGTGGCTGGGGGCGGCCATGAACGGCCGTGTCCTCTTCCTCGTCCACACGGATGAGCTTGTCCGGCAGACGGTCAAGACGATGGCCGCCGTGACCAAGGGCCGCTGGTCCATCGGCGTGGTCAAGGCCACGGCCAACGAGGTGGACGCGGACATCGTGGTGGCCAGCGTGGCGACCCTGACCCAGCCCGGTCGCATGGACCAGATCACGGACGTGGGCCTGATCATCGTGGACGAGTGCCACCACGCCACGGCGGCCAGTTACCGGGCCATTCTGGAGCGCTTCGGGGGCCTGCCGGACTGCACATGTGCGAACCGCGACCCGGAAGGGTGCTGGGACTGTCGCAATACGGGCTGGACCCAGCCCAGTGTCCCCGTGCTCGGCCTCACGGCCACGCTGGCGCGCACGGACGGCGCGGCTCTCGGCCAGGTCTGGCAAGCGCTGCCGTTCACCCGGTCGCTCTCCTGGGCCATCCGGAAGGGCCACCTGATCGATCTCGTGCCCTACACGATCACCATCCCGGACGTGACGCTGGCCGAGGGCCGCGAGGCACTGGACACCCAGATGGCCGAGTCCCTGGCCCCCGAGTTGGTCGTTCAGGCGTGGCTGGACAAGGCCGTGGACAGGCTCCTGGGCAATCTCGTGGAGTACCCGTCCACGGTCCTGTTCGCTCCCCTGGTGGCCAGCGCCCACCGGTTCGCGGACGCCTTCAACGCCGAGGGGATCAAGGCCGAGGTCATCTCGGACAAGGTGCCGCTGTCCGAGCGCCGGGCCATCCTGGAGCGCTACGAGGCCGGCGTGACCACGGTCGTGTGCAACGCCATGGTCCTGACCGAGGGCTGGGACTCGCCGCGGACGATGTGCGTCATCGTGGCCAGGCCCACCAAGAGCGCCCCCCTGTTCATCCAGATGGTCGGCCGCGGGCTCCGACCGTGGCTGGCGGCCGAGGCTCCCCCGCGCGAAGAGCAGCAGTGCATCCTGCTGTGCGTCGCGGACACGACCACCCAGCTGGCCACGTACGCGGACCTCTCGGACCGGCCACTGGCCGGCGGCCAGGACGGTAAGAGCCTGGCCCAGATGGAGGACGAGTGGGACCTCGGCCGAGAGCTGGACGCCGAGGAGCTGGTGGAGTACCGAGGGCCGGTCAAGATTGAGCGCTGGGACGCGATAGTCCAGGCGTCCAGCAAGGCCTGGAAGTTCACGGAGGCCGGAGTGCCGTTCCTGCCCACGGCCAAGCGCTCGCAGGGCTACGTGTTCGTGGTGGAGCAACCGGACGAGGGTGTCCACGAGCGCGGGTGGAAGGTCTGGGCGCGGCGGCCGGCTACCCCGGGCGAGGGCCGCGGGGCGTTCCGGACCTACATGGCCGCCACGGCCCCGGACCTGGAGCTGGCCATGGCGCTGGCCGAGGATCTCGCCCAGGAGCTGGGTGGGGACATCGGCGCCATGCTCGCGGACAAGGGCCGCGCCTGGCGCAAGGCGGTCCCGTCGCCCGAGATGCAAGAGCACGCGCGGCGCCTGGGGTTGTCGGTGGAGCTGGAGAAGATCCTCGCCACCAAGGCCGGGGGCAAGGCCGGAAAACTGTCAGACCTCATGGATAAGGTCCAAGCCACGCGGGTCATCGACCCCGTGGTGGAGAAGATCAGAGCGAGGAGCAAGGCATGAAAAAGGACATCCAATTTTGGCGATCCGGAGACTGGACCATGGTCTACGCGGACGGACAGCTCCAGCGCGCCGGGGACCACTACCTGGCGGACGAGTGGCTCCAGACCGAGGCGGGCGTCACGGTGATCGATGACGAGATCGGCGTCTGCATCCCGGACGGCCATCACCCGCTCGCCACGCTGGCCGAGGTGAACCGTGCCGTTGAGGCTCGCGAGCAACGTGCCGAGGTTGCTGCTGCGTACCGCGCCGAAGCTGAGGGACTGCTAGCCAAGGCGAAAGAACTGGAGGCCCAGAAATGAGCACGGCAGAGAGAATCGCCAAAGCGTTTCACGAGGCATACGAGACGCTGGCGCCGGAGCACGGGTACCGCACCCGAGAGGCCAGCGCCAAGCCCTGGTCCGAGGTCCCGGCGGACAACAAGGATCTGATGGTTGCCACGGTCCAGCGTCTGCTGGACCTGGGCACCATCCGGCCGGCGGGGGACGGAGCATGATCCGCGGGCTCTGGGTGGACACGGCCTGGCAGGGTCTCGGCCTGACCGTGAGCACGGCAGAGGGCCGGATCGAGTGCCAGACGGACGCACCCCACGGCGTGGTCCTGATCGTGGGGGGCGTCCGGTACGGGATCACGGCCAACGCCCTGGCCGAGATCGGCCGGTTCTTCGGGGCGGCGGCCTTGCACTGTGGCCAGGACATCGGGGGAGACGTGGTGCTAGGTGAGTGACTTCTACGACGAGGCCCTGCCCGTGCCGGCGCCTGCGGTCCGCGCGGGCCAGCTCGGGCCGATCTTCACGGCCACCTACGAGACCGATTGCGAGTCCTGCCCGGAGCCCATCCTCCCGGGCGAGGACGCCCGCGCAGACGGTCACGGTAGCTGGATTCACGCGGACACGATGTGCGAGAGGGTGGCACTCCAGTGAGTGACGACGAGGGTTTCTACGACACCCCCACGCCCCGGATCAAGGCCAGCAAGGGCGAGCACTACTACGGCATCAAGCCCGGCACGGGCCGCTATGACTTCCCGCCCCCGCCGGGCACGGTCCGGCCGCCGCGCGGCTATATGCGGTGTACCCGCAAGGCGTCCGCCTTCTCGGATCAGATCCGGCTCCAGAACTGGCGCGAGCGCCTTCTCCAACTCGGACTCCGGGAGGACGAGGGCCTCCTGTTCGACGAGCTGTGCGCCGAGGGCCTCGAGACCATGGACCCCCAGGCTGCCAAGGACTGGCTGGAGGCCCACGCCCAGCGGGCGATCGACCGGGCCGGCGGCGGCGTGGGGGCGCGGCGCGGGACGGCCAGGCACACCATGCTCCAGGTGAAGATGGAGACCGGGGTGATCACCGGTCACCGGACCATGCGCCTTCAGCTGGAAAGCCTGTTTGAGGCCCTGGAGCGCCACGAGCTGGACGTGCTCCCCGGATGGTCGGAGCGGGTGGTGTGCAACCCCAGGTACGGGATCATCGGCACCCTGGACCTCGGGGTGTCCTGCCGGCGGACCGGCCAGATCGGCATCCTGGACCTGAAGACCCAACGGCAGTTCTGGTCATATATGGAGATCAGCGGCCAGCAGGAGGGTTACGACTCGGCGCCGTGGGTGTGGGAAGGCCCGCGCTCGCCCGAAGGCGCCTGGGTCCGGGCGCCGAAGTGGGACCTGGTGGGCGTCCAGGGCGGCGTGGCCCCCGGCCGCCGGGTGGCGCTGCTGGCTCACATGCCCCAGGAGCCGGGCCCCGGCCAGCTCCCGGTCGAGATCCACGAGGTGGATCTGACGTTCGGTGCCGAGGTCATGGAGGTGGCCGGGCGCAACATCGAGCTACGGTCTCGCGGTGCCTCGGTTGCCGGCGGCCGGCGCGTAGGCGGCATGCGTCCCGTGCCCCCGATTCGGGCCTCGGTAGGGGTTGCGCCCCGGGCTATAGCCCAGTAAGGTTATACATGTCGGGCGGGGATCATGTGATGGCAACTCCCCAATAAGGCAAGCCTCCCGCCCGACACCCAAAGCCGAGGAGGTGGAAGCCAATGCGGGACGTCAACTGGGGTTGATCGAGACGGTCCCTAGGCGAGAGGTCAGGCTGAAATCGGGTGCGAATCCCGGCTAGGGCGCTAGGCCAGGCGATCATGATCTGGTCACAGAGAAGAGAAGAGCAGTAGATGTCTGACGTGGACGAGTTCTACGACGATGCCAGCTCCGAGTTCCCCAGCGTGGACGACCTGTCTCCGCTGGCGTCCAGCTCCAACCCCAAGACGGTCGGCCGCCTGGTCGCCATCTGGGCCAAGGCCAACGGCACCCGCAAGGGCGACAACGGCGACTATGGCTTTACCGACTCGCTGACCCTGGTCCTGGACGATGGCCCCGAGGGCGACCAGTACACGGACCTCGTCGGGCCTGCGCCCGTGGAGGTGGAGCTTCAGCACTCGACCGCCGGTATCCACTCCCGGCTCAAGCCCCGGGTGGACGGCTGGAGCAAGGCCCGTAAGGACGCTGACGGCAACGTCATCGCCCCCTCGGTACCGCTGAAGTTCCGCCCGGTCATCGGCCGGATCAACACCCAGGCCAGCACCAAGTACAAGAAGGGCTCCCCGGCCTTCTCGATCTCCGAGCCGTCCGAGGCAGACCGGGAGATCATCAAGGCCAACAAGGACCTGATCATCTCGATCAACGAGCGCCTGGCCACAGCGGCCGAGGGCGCCGAGGACGCCAAGGCGTTCGAGTAACCGACCCAGCCACCCTGAAGTGACGAGGCCCGGACCCGAGGGGGAGTCCGGGCCTCGCCCGTATCCGAACGGAGAGCACGATGGCGATTCAGAAAATGATCGTGGAGTTCGACCATTCGGCCAAGGTCTTTTTGGCCCAGCTGGTCCGGGACGCGACGCGCGCGGCCGAGCGGCCAGCGGTCCGGTCCTATTCGTTCGGCGATCAACCCGCGCTGAACCTGGAGGGGTTTTCGATCGACACCCCTTACGGCATTCGCTATCTCTGGCTGGACGACACGGGCGAGAGCCACTGGCTCGCCGAGCAGAGCACGGCCGGCGCGCTGACCAAGGGCTGGCGTCAAGCGCTTGTCCGTTCCGGCGCCTCGGACCTCGTGGCCGCCCCGGACCCGGAAGGCCCCCAGGAGAAGGCGGCCACGGTGCGCCTAGGCATCCTGCGGACCGCCATTCAAGAGCTTCTCCAAGAAGTTGGCGAGGACGGCACGGGTGAGGATGGCTGGAGTGAGCACGCTGTCCAGCGCGTTCGGGCGCTCCTGAAATGACGCGCGGCCTGTTCTACCTGGCGGACCGGCCCGAGTGCGAGTTTCCCTCGTTCATGCCGGTCCCCCAGTGGGCCAGGCCGGCGCGGCGCCAGCACAACCGCGGGCGCACCCAGCCCAGCTCCCGGCGCTCCACCTCGGACAAGACCGGGGAGGCGACCAGGCGCCGTATCCGGGAGGCGTTGATCCGCAAGTGGGGGCCGGTCTGTCACATCTGCTGGTCCGCGGGCGTCACGGACCATCGGGCCGTGATCGACCTGGAGCTGAGGTGGCCCCACCCCCAGAGCTTCACCCGGGACCACGTCCGGCCGCGCTCGCTGGGCGGCCGGGACTCGCTGGCCAACCAACGGCCGGCGCACAAGCTGTGTAATGAGAAGCGCGGCAACAAGCCGCTGACCAGGAGCGAGGCAGCATGAGCAGCGTAGGTAGCTGGAGCAACCCGGATCACCATCCGGAGCCCGATTGGGAGGCCCGCAAGATCAGGGCGGAGGAGCAGATCAAGGACGAGATGGCGTGGCGGGCCCGGCAACCGATCACCGGTCCGCAGTACGACACCTACCAGGAGGAGCTGGAGGCCAAGATCAGGAATATCCAGGAGCTGGCACAGGCCGCCCTGGACAACCCGGACGAAGATGAGGGCCTTCTGACCTTGCGCAACATCCTGGACGTGATCGAATGACCAACCTCGTCAAGATCGAACGCCTGGAGGATCTCCGCCCGGGTGACCTAATGTTCGGCCCGATCGGGGGCCTGGCCGGCGTGGGCGTGGGCCTCGGAGAGCTGCTGTGCGATGGCGGCTTCCGAGTGGGGCCGCTCGATGTCCGGCACGTCGGCATCGTGGTGGAGGCCAGCGAGACCCGGCCGGCGGACCGCGAGTGGCCCACAGGCGTCATCACGGCGCCACGCCTCGTTCAGGCCATGCCGGGTGGCGCCGAGGAGATCGAGATGCGCTACGCCACCCACTGGACGCCCCGGCACGCGTACGCGCGGCCGGTGGAGGACTACCCCAGCCAGGCGCTGGATGCGGCAGCCATCGCCCGGCTCATGGTGGAGCACAACGTGGCGTACAGCCCGGCCAGCTATGCCGCCCTGGCGGCCTGGCACTGGGGCATCGCCACGCCCAAACTGGAGGCGTGGATTGGCCGGCGCCAGAACTGGCCGTGGTCGGGCAACCCCGTGATGCTCCCCTCTGGCCAGGACCTGGATACGGGCCTCCCCGTGGAGGCCATCTGTTCGGTCCTGGCGGACCAGGCGTGGAGCCTGACAGGCAAGGAGATCATGGTCAACGTCCCGCACCAGTGCGTCACGCCGAGCACCCTGGCCACCCGCTTGCTCTTCGGGGCGGAGCACCTCGTCCAGGCGTGGGGTTTCGCGGCCGAGCATCCGTACCCGTGACGGCTATGTGTGCTATAGTCTAGGTAACGGAAGGAGAGCGGAATGGCAACGATCAAGATCGAGGGCGATCACGCGGAAGTGACCCTGGGCGAGCCCGACGAGGACGGGGACTACCGCTGGACGTGTCTGGACTGCCACGAGCAAGGGGACTGCCTCCGGCCGCTGGACGAGGCCGTTGCCGATGCCGAGAATCATGTCGATCTCAAGTGCCCGGCCATCCCGTGATCGGCCTCACGGGAGAGCAGGCGCTCCTGATCGGGCTTCTCTTGTTCGCCATCGGGCTCACCGCCTGGGGAGCGGCCACGCTGGGCAATCCGGACCGGCCGCTCCCCAGGCGGCCGTTGCCGCGCCCCAGCAGGCGCTGGAGGCGCAAGGTGATGCGGCAGGCCCGGCACTCGCTGGAGGACGCCAGGCAACCCACCAGGCGCCTGGCCGGCGGCCGGGGGTGGGTAGCGCCGGAGCGGACCGGCCGGCGCGACCTGGAGGAGTGGGTCACGGACCTGTACGACGATTGAAACGTGTCAAACCAGGGCATAAAGGAGGCCCCCACCCTTATCGGGCGGGGGCCTTCCCCTTGATCAGTGCCCGTGCTCCTTCAGGAAGGCCGCGACCAGACTGGCCAGCGTGGCCGCTTTCTCGTCTGACAGGACCCGGACCCCCGGGCCCCCGTTCCCGATCACCGTGACCACCTCCACCTCATGGCCGGACATCTGGGTCAGGGTGATCGTGGTCTGGGTTCCGGTGGCCTTCTCGATCTGGTTCATCTCTGTCTCCCTCTCTCGTTCCCGCCTTGTATCTATACTATAGCACACGTAGAAGCGGGGGCGCAAGGCCCCCGCTCAAGATCTTTACGCCCCCCACTTGATCAGGTGGCGCTGCTCTCCCCCGATCACCGGTCCGTAGATCTTGTCCGCCTCGGTGGTCCGGTGGCCGAAGGGCTCGGGCTCGGCCCGGAACTCCTCATCCCCCAGGAGCTCCATGATCCCCTCGTTGATCTCCTCGGGGGTGAGGCCGGCGCTCTGGGCGATGTCTGCGATCCGGGTCCACTCGTTCATCCGGCCTCCGACCGTCTCCAGGATCTCCGTGATGATCGCTCCCGTGGTCTTCATTGTGTGCCCCTCTCGCTTGGTGATGTACCTAGTCTATAGCACACGTAGCGGAAGCGCAAGGAGAGAGCGCTCTCTCGTCTGTCGTGCACCCGACACTTACGTGTGCTATAGCCATGGTAGGCTTAGGTGACGACCAACCGAACAAGGAGCGATCAATGTCAACTACCGCACTAGCAGCGGCCGGCGCTTACGGCCTGGCCCTTTACGCGGGCCATCACGTGGGGGACTACTGGGTCCAGACGGACGCCCAGGCCAAGCACAAGGGCGCACCCGATGGCTCGCTCCACTGCCTGGCGCACGTGGCCAGCTACCTGGTGACCCAGGCCCTGTGTGTGACCTTGGTGGAGGTGGTGACCGGCGTCTACGTCTCGGCCTTCGGATTCATTCTGGGCCTGCTGGTCTCGGGCGTAACCCACTACCTGGCGGACCGGCGCGAGCACGGGCTCATGTTCCGGCTGGCGCGGGCACTCCCGGGCAAGGCCGCATTCCTAACCCTGGGCGTCCCCCGGGACGTGACCGTCTGGCCCAACGATTCCGAGCCCGTCCGCAAGTATCACGAGGCCGTTCGCTTGGACAACCCCAGCCTGGGGACCGGCGCCTGGGCGCTGGACCAGAGCTGGCACATCTTCTGGGGCGTGTTCGTGGCGGCCCTCATCATGGCGGGCTTGAGCTGACCCCCCTAGCCTCTGCTCTCGCAGGCCCCGGGCTGATCCCCCGGGGCCTGTCCACGTTCGGGGTTGACAGCGGACGGGCTACGTGTGCTATAGTCTAGATACACCAAGAGAAAGCGAGAGAGCGATGAACGAAAACGGACCGAAGTGGGCGAGGGCCGGACTGGTGGCCGGCGTGTTGGCCAGCGTGGCGGGCAACGTGGCCAACGCCTGCCTGACCGAGACCACGGTCAACATCGTGCTACGCATCCCCATGGCCGTCATCTGGCCGGTGTTCCTGTTCATCGCCGTTGAGGTGCTGGTCCGCAACCGTGGCGTCCACGGCTTCCTGGCTCGCGTCGGACAAGGAGCGCTGCTCACGGTTACCGTGCCCACGGCCATCACGTCGTACGTGAACCTTCACGCGCTCATGATCAAGGCTGGCGAGCCCGGCATCGCCCAGATCACCGGACCGCTGGCCATCGACGGTGTGATGCTCGGCTGCACGGTCATGCTGCTGGCCTCGCGGACAGTGGACATCGTCCGCCCCGAGGTGGCCAAGTACGTGGCCGTGTCCCTGCCGGACAGCGGCCCAGCAGTCAACCTGGACAACACCCAGGATCTGTCCCAGGTCCCGGACACCTTGACCCAGGCGGACACGGACTGGCTGGCCAACCTGGAGAACCGGCTCGGCCCGATGGACAGCACGCCCGCTGTCCCGGTCGTCCCCGGCAAGCTTCCCCAGCGGACACGGGTGGCCAAGGCCAAGGACGGGCGGGCCGAGATCGAGAGCCTGATCCTGGCCGCCCAGGACGCCGATGTCCTGACCCCCGGCCAGGTGGATGAGCTGCTGGCGGGACACTACGAGGTGTCCACCCGGACCATCCGGCGCATCCGGGCCGCGCTGAACGGTCAGCCCACCTCGGGCGCCCCGGCCGGCGCCGAGGACCTGGGCTAGATCAACTTCGGGACACAGAAAACCCCAGGCCTCGGCCTGGGGTTTTCGTCTGCCTAGCCCTCGTCCGCGGTGACCGGCTCCCGTAGCCGCTCGCGCACGTAGGCCCTGAGGTGGTCCCGGTCGAAGAGGTGGGTATTGCGCCCCCCGATCGCCACCCAGGAGGGGAAATCGGAGCGCTTCTCACGCCACTTCAGCAGGCGCTGGAGATCGATTCCGGCCTCCTCGGCGTACTGGCGGAGCGAGATCCCCTCGGGTGGGGGTAGCTCTGAACTGGGGGTCTCTGTCATTTGACCACCACCCCCACCACCACCCTCCACCGGGGAGGCGGCCATCATCTCCGGCACGTCCGGGAATGGTGCGCCCCCGGTGGCGAACTCGATCAAGCGGGCCTCCTCGTTTTTCATGTCGGAGAAGGGCGCCTGAAGCTCCCGGACCACCTCGCCCACCACGATGTGCCAGCGTCCCGGCGGCCCCGCCTTGGCCGGCGGCTTCTTGATCTGGGGGGCCAGCATGCGCCACTGGGCCGCCGTGGCCCGGCCGAACATCCGGCCGCCGAAGTTCTCCCTGGTCTCGGGGCCGCCGATGGCCTTGGCCGTGAGGCTCTGACCGGCCAGCACGATGTGAACCCGCAGCTCACGGCCCATGGCGGCCAGGTTCTGAAGCGCGGTCAGGGCCGGGCTCATCATCGGGTCCGACGTGTCCTTGATCGACTTCCAGTAGGCCCGCAGGCGGTTGCTGGCGCCGTTCATCTCCTCCAGCACGGCCAGCAGCGGCTCCAGCTCGGCCGGGTCCCCGCCCATCGCGACGAACCGGGCGCGGCGCAGTAGCTCCTGGTCGAGCCAGATCAACGCCTCGTGCAGCTCCTCGGATTCGCTGGCGTAGAGCACGCCCGGCACCTTGCGGAGCCACATGTGGCTGGTGAACTTGGCGTCCAGGACCATCACGCCGTAGCCCTTGCGCATGAACTGGGACACAATCGCGGCGATGATCTCGCTCTTGCCGGCGCCCGACCCCCCGGCCACCAGCAGGTGCGGCGCCTCCAGCTTCAGATCAAACGTCTCGATCTTGCGGCGGGGGCCGTACCCGAGCATCGGCGCGGTGTCCTTGCTGGCGGCCAGATCGGCCACGGCACTGTCCCAGGTGACCAACCTGGGCGGCTTGGGCGGGACGGAGAAGGTCACGTGGGGCGCGGCGCCGGACAGTGTCCAGCTCGGCGTGATGTCCTCGACCTGGAGGCGCTCGGCCACCACCTTGGCCAGCCGTGTCCTGTCCCCGTCGTCGCCTGTCCAGGCCATCGGGAGCCGGACAACGATCTTGGCCTCCTCGTCGTCCCGGTAGTCCAGCGGGACAGTGACCCAGGTGTGTCCCATCCCGGACACGTAACGCTCTTTCAGGACAGCGGACACACTGGCGGCCACCGGCTCGATGACGCCGCGGCGGAAGGTCCGGACACGCCTGGCCTTGGCCACCTTGGGGACGGCCAGGACACCCGCGATGGACAGGCCCCAGCCGAGCGCGGCCGGGTCCAGGACGCCCTCCACGGCCACGGCCGGCGCCAGCATGATCGGCAACCGCGCGTAGAGAAAGCGCTTGTAGCCGGGCAGCAGCTTGTATGTGGACGCGCGGCCGGAGATGTCCGTGGCCATGGTGCCGTAGTGAAAGCCGGTGGCGTCCGTGTAGCGGTGCCCGTTGAGGGGGCGGCCAGAGAACCACCGATAGGGCATGGCTAGGCGGCCGTTGAAGCCCAGGGGCAGGGGATAGGGCGCGGCGTGATACGGCTGGGTGCTCTTGCTCATGATCCCATTCTATAGCACAGGAGAGATCTCGGCCATGCCCTGGACAGGACGTGATCACCTGGGCTATAGTCTAGGTATCCCCACCGGATGCGGGTGTCGAACGGTGAAGACCTCGCACCCGGTGGGCCAAACGCCCAGCCAGAGAGAAGAGAGCGGTATGTGCCAGGAGTGCGTCAAGATCGGTGCGATGACCCAGGAGGAGCTGGACAAGGCTCTGGCGGCCGGCGACCCCTCGGTGGTGCCGATCCAGGAACTGGTGGGCAGTGAAGCCGCTGACTTCCTTGCCGACCTGTTCGGCGGAAAGGGTCCGGTCAAGAGCGCGGACGAGAAGGCCCAGGAGATCCTGGACAAGGTCGTCGCCGAGATGTTCACCTTCCTGGAGATGGAGCTCCCGGCCACGCCGGAGAGCGCGGCGGAACAGGTCAGCCAGGTCCAGCGCCTCGCCGCGCTGGCCATGTTCCGGATGGCGCCCAGCTCGATCGCCATGGCCCTCATGATGCTGGCCATCCGCCTGCGGGACGCCGAGCGCGGGCACGGCCCCGAGGACAAGCCCGCGGACGAGGTCCGGGTGGAGTCGACCACCAACCCCGGTCAGTACATCTGACCCACCCAGCCCAGGCCCGGCCCCACACGGGGCCGGGCCGTTTCTCCAGGAGGAGAGATGGACCCGATCATCGTGGCCAGCCTCGTGGGCACGGCCACGCTCGCGGGCGCCGTGGCGTACCGGCCGCTGAAGCGCTGGGGCCGCAAGGTCCGGCGCCGCAAGGGGGGCGTCTACCTCGTTCGCACACGCAAGCACGGGCACGCCTTCCGGCGCGAGACCGCCTACGTGGGCGAGACCGTCAGCTACTACCTGCGCCAGCGCCAGCACCTCGGCCACGGGCGCTACGCCTCGGACGGCGTGCTGGTCACCAAAGGGGCGCGGCCGGCGTCCGCCCAGCCCTGGTCCGACCTGGACCCGATCTGGTACAAGGTCATCCCGCTCCCGTGGTGGCTCTGCTGGAAGTGGGTTCTCCGGCCGCTGGAGACGCTGGTCATTCTCGCCACCTGGCCGCGCTACAACGATGCCAAGAACCACTGGAACCCGCGGCGGATCACCAAGAGCGCGGCCAAGGCCGAGCGCGCCCAGCGGGACGGCATGCCGTTCTACGTCCAGGCCCGCGTGACCGTGATCTCCTGGGGCCGGCGTCTGGTCATGTCCTCGGGTGTGCTCGTCGCCCTGGTGGGCCTGATCGGCTGGATGATGATCCGGTGAAACCAGCCCACCTGATCCTCGTCTCCGGCATCATCGCCATTCTGGGCGGCCTTCTGGTCATCACCCTGGCGGCCATGCAAGACCCGGCCTGGAGCACTCCCGGCCGCAATCCGACCCACGCCACGCCCAGCCCGTGGCCCTCTCGATAGGACCCAGCCATGTCCTTGCCTGTCCCGCGCTCCTCCTCGGATCTCGTCCGCCACAAAAGGCCCGCCCAGGTCGTCCACCACGCGGCCCCCGAGCGCATCCCTGCCGTGATCTACGGCAAGACCCAGACCGATGTGCTGGCCGAGCTGAAACGGCTCTCCAGGGGGCGCACGCTGGCCCAGACGGGCACGCTCCGGCTCATCACCATGGGCACTCGCGCGGGCCAGTACGCACTTCCGGTCGAGATCATCGCGCGGCCGGCGCCGAGCCGGTGGCGTAAGCGGGCCAAAGTGACCGCCCTGGTGCTCGGCCCGGCCGGCGTGCTGTTCGGGCTGGGCTGGTGGAGCGTGGCCACGCTCGGGGCCGCGCCGTTCGCCGCGCTCCTGGTGGCCATCCTGGCCACGCTGGTGATGCTGGTCCGCTCCACCGGAGACCGGCGGCCGTCCGTTACGGTGACCACGAAGACCACCGTTTCCGTCCGATGAGGAGAGAGAAATGATCAAGAGAATCACGGCGCTTCTGGCGCTGTTCGTGTCCCTGCTGGCGATGACCGCCAGTCCTGCCCAGGCTGCCCCCACGGGCTCCATCTACTTCTACCGGTACGCGGACACCTCGGATCTGCTGACCAGCTTCACGGCGGCCAGCAAGAGCCCCAGCGTCTGCTACACGATGCCCAGCTCGGCCAACAACCGCACGAGCTACATCACCAACGGCGCGAGCGTCTCGTTCGTGGTGTTCGACAACTCCACGTGCTCCAGCACGCCGGGCCTGATCTACGCCCACAGCTCCGGGCCGATGACGGGCCAGTTCAACGACAGCATCTCCAGCTACTACCGCAACCCGTGAGTCCCGCCCCCTTGCGATCAAGGCTACGTATCCTATAGCCTAGGTACATCAGCCAAGAGCGAGGGAGCGAGACAGTGAATCTGTTCGGCAGCGGAAGCAACGCCAACAAGAGCAACCCCCAGGGCTACTCCAAAGCGGCCAAGGCGGCGGCCAAGACTGGAAGCAAGAAGGCGGCCAAGGCCGTGAAGACCACCAAGCGTTCCGTCTGACCCAGCACAAAGCGCGGCCCCGGTACCCGAGCGAGGGTAGGTACCGGGGCCGCTGTCTGTGTGGGCGGGACTAGCCCTCGTCCTCCATGGTCGGCGGTGGGGCCGGCGGGTTGGTGGTGATCGTGCCCTCGGTCTTGATGTTCATCCGCAGATTGAGCTCCTCGGCCAGGCTCGCCAGGTCGGCGAGGTTGCCCGCGGCGGCCGTGATGGTGAGCGTGCCCGAGTTGCTGCCCATGTCCTGGACGAGGCGCTGGGTGAGCATCGGCTACCGGTTCTTCTTCAGGTAGGCCGTGATGACGCCGGAGACCGTGGCGAGCGCGCCCACGGCGGCCGAGGCCCACCAGCCGTTCCAGGCCGAGGTGTCGAGCTGGCCGATTCCGTCCACCACGCCCTGGCCCACCCAGAACACGAGGAACGACACGGCCAGCCCGGCCTTGCTCTCCTTGGCCAGGCTCTTGGAGCCGTCCCCGCTCGGGCCGGCGGTCTTCGCTGGATCACTCACGTACGACATCGGGTTACCTCTCGTCACAGTGATAGGCCAGCCGCAGGTTGGCCATGCCCTCGGCGACGTTCTTGCCGGCGGGGGTCTTGGGTGGATCTTCCTTATAGGCGGAGTCCAGGGTCACCACGATGATGCACATGGCCCGCTCCCCCGCCACGCGGGCTGTCCGCTCGTTCTCCACAGCCCGCTCGTTGAGTTGGATCGACACGAACAGAGCCAGCAGCGGGAGCGTGATGGCCGAGATCATGACGGCAAGCCAGGCGTAGACCCCGGGCTGGAACCGGTGGACTGCGGTCCGGATCTCGTCGGTGATCTGCTGGTCTGTTCTCACCGGTCAGCTCCCGAGGGCTCGGGCGATTGCGTACCCGAGGACGACAACGGCGGGGGAGCTGGCAGTGATGGCTGCCCATCCATACCAGCTCGGCCCCCCAGCCACCACATCACGAGTTGCGCCAGTCCCGGCACGCCCACGAGCAGTCCGCCCGTCACCAGGACGGGGAGGTTGGTTTGGGGTGGAGGGTCGAATCCGATCCCGGCCTGTTTCAGGATCAACAAAAGTCCCAGCACGTACGAGGTCACGTCTCGCACGAGGGTGAACCGTCCAGGTCGCGCGCTCACTCATAGTCCACCGATCTGATCAAGGCTGGGATGCGGTGATCATAGATCGATCAGGCCCAGATGCCGTACAGCCGACGCCACTCCGGGATGCCGATCTTGGAGCCGTTGGTGCTGGAGCGGGTGGAGTCGCTGGCCATCAACTCCTTGACGGCCGCGGCCGAGGCCGCGCCGTAGGCGCCGTCCACGTCCAGCTCGGCGCCCGTGAGCAGATTCAGCTCAGCCTGGGCGCGCCTGATCCAGGCGGTCTTGCCGGGCTGGTCTTCGTCTCCCTGCTGAAGCTCGGGGAGGTCTCCGTCGATCGCGGCCATGGTGGGCTTCCTTGCGTAGTGGGCCTGCCAGTCCTGGACACTCTCCCCCGACAGGATCGAGAGGATGGCCGCGGCGGCCTTGGCGTCCTGGCTGTAGGCCCGGTGGAGTGAGATGTGGATGTGCCAGAGGTGGGACGAGTCGCTGGAGCTGGTGGTGTGCTTGGCGAAATCCCAGCCCTCGACCGTGGAGTCCGAGTCGATCTGGCCGAAGAACTCCCGGATGTAGACCGTACGCGGGTCGGCCGTGCGCCCCGCCTGGCCGGCGGCCAGCAGGCGCTTGCTGTACTTGCTGATCGTGCGATAGTCCCCGGCCTGGGCGTCGGGAAAGGTCCAGTCGATGGCGCAACCCTCGTCCGCCTCGCCCTGGCGGTCCACGCTGAACTCGCGGACTGAGTAGTCCGAGGCCGGTAGGTGATCACGGCTGTTGTGATACCCGGGCTTGCGCGCGAGCACGCCGCCCAGTTTGCTCTTGGGCTCCAGCCGGGACATGCCTGGCCAGACCACCTCTTCCAGAATCCCGCTCATGCTCCCAGTCCTCCCGGGGTTGTGATGTCCGTGGGGCGCGGCGTGTAGTGCAGCGTGACCCCTGCCGACACGATACGGGCATCCGTCCCAGCAGGCCCGTTCCAGTGGTCCACCCAGAGTTGGAGGCGCTCGTCCTCCTGGAGCATCCCGTCCAGCGCGACCATCAGGTGCGAGTTGGAATAGGTGACCGAGCCGTCCGGCTGGGGGTGGGTCTCGTGCTCGCCCACGAACCACTCGCTGGCCTGGAACGGCGGACCGATGATCGTGTTGGCGCCGTTGACCCGCTTGGCCCGGCGCGCCATGAGGTGCATCGAGTCACCCGCGTATCCGCCCTGGACCATGACGAAAGCCGACCCCCAGAACTGGCACGGCCCGTTCAGTACCGTCCAGCCGTTGGTGTCGTGCTGGCCGTTCGGCCGGCCGAGGAGCGGAGGATCGTAGACCTCGACATTCCAGGGCACGGCCACCCAGGTATTCGTTCCGTGGGAGACGGGCAGGGCCAGGCCGTCCTCGTAGTCGTAGGGGCCGTAGTTGAACTCAGCGTAGTTGGGGACCCCGTTGGCCGGGAGTGGGATGGGCTGGGTCATGGTGCTCCTTATGCGAATCGGGTGCGGCGAGCGAAGGAGCCGTTCACCACGGATGTGGATGCGGCATTGGATACGTTCTGCGCCCACTGGAAGGTGACGTTACCGGCGGTCGCGCCCACGGTGACCACGGCCCACTCGTAGAGCCAGAGCTGCTGACCGGATGTTCCCCGGGCGCCGTAGACCTCGGCCGTACCCGAACCGTGGACACCCCAGTGTGAGGCCATGTTGTCGGCGCTGCCATCGGTGGCGCCGCTGCCGGCGCCACCGACCTGGCGGTTGCCGGTGGTTCCGGCCGGGAATCCCCACTGGGTCTTCAGCAGGGCCGTGGCCGAAGTGGAGGAGGCGTACTTCACATAGAACTCGATCAGGGACACCTCACCCACCACCACGGGGACCTGGAGATCCGGGTCGTCGGTGGCCGTAGTAGTGCTCGCGCGCGCGGTCGCCGTGGTCTTCAGGTAGAAATCGGCCTCCATCGATCCGGCCAGGGAGGCCGTGAAGCGCTGGCCGGCGAAGAGGACAGGGTACTTAGCCACGGGTGCACCTCATAGCGCGATGATCATGGGATAGGCCAGGGAGACCGCGGCGCCCGCAGCGTGGGTGTTGGCCGCGCCGTTCACGTTCCGGGTCACGGTCAGAGTCTGTTTGGTGGTCGAGAAGATGTCACCCACGTTGGTCACGGTCATGACCTCCTGGTCCACCCGGATATAGAACGGCACCTCGGCCGGGTAGAGGCTGGTGGGCACCCACGTGTTGCCAGCGTCGCCGTTGTTGGTCACCTGGATGGTGGTGGCCACAGTAGTGGTGACGGCCGTGTCCAAGGTGCTGTTGTCGGCGTCCATCCGCTCCAGGTCATCGTCCAGCGTGTAGACATCCCAGCCCTGGGCCGAGCTGGCCGCCAGCTTCACTTTCCAGCCAGTGGGCCAGAGCTGTACCGCGTAGCCCTCCACGATCACGTCCGGGTCCGAGCCGAGCACCTGAGGCTTCCCGGTGGTCACCTGGATGCGAGGGCCGTACGCGCGCTTACGCCAGAACGGCAACAGGGACGGGTTGCGGGCGAGGTCCAGGGACAGGCCCGGCCAGCGCAGGTCCCGGCGGGTTCCGAGGTAGACACGCCAGCCGGCGTGCCACGGGAGCACGTCGTCCGTGTAGACGTTCAAGGAGGGGGTCGGCCCCGGGTAGTAACCGATGCGGGCCACGTTGGCGGCGTCGGTCACCGTGGCGCTGGAGCCACCCACCCGGCTCACGGTCACGCTGTTGGCTCGCCGCT